CATCTTCGAAATTGGTACCCGGAGCTCAGATTCCATAACAGTTTGGTATGAGGTCGCTAGCTGTTCATCGGCAATAACAATATCGTCGCCTAGTAATACGTATTTCCCTTTGTGGTTTATACCCGATAGGAAACCTGCGTAATGTACTATGCAATGATGTTGGAGAGCCATTACAGGTCAAGAGCTATATGCTCCCATTGGTTGTCCTGTCTCGTATTTAATACGGACATTACTTCCTTTGTGGAACATATCGTGATGACTTATAATGTATTCTCATGCGTCTGCCACTCTCTTGCCAAAGACATCTTCTACGATTAGCTTCTGGTGTTTAACCGGAAGTCTATCTGTAGCATTTGTTAAGTCAAAAGAGTAGTACACACACTTATTGGGAAGTTTAGTATGTCAGGCATCCTGATCAAAGGTACAGTCCTCAGGGATTCTTTTCAGAATCTTTTCCAATGCCTTATGGATTGGTCTGAGTACTGTCTGAGATCAGTAATCCAGAATCCCTATGACTCTCGTTTTCCCTTCTTTATCTCCAAAGGTAGTAATACGACGAATTTCTTGACCGTTATGGTTAGGAAATCCGGTAATATTATACCAGTGTTGATATAAAGGGATACCATCAATAGGCTCTACGATCTTTGCAAATATAGTCTTAATCTTAGGACCTCCTAACTTAACTATCTGATCCTTAAGATCTGTAGGTAAGGCTAAGAAGTCTTCAAATGAGACTAACATTGCTTGACCGTTGGGTCCACTTTTGGTGGAAGTGTGTAAGCTATCAAAGACGTATCTGCTCCGCCGAAATCCAATCCTTCTCTTTATCGCTGATCTGAAGGTATCCCAGTATACTGGGAGAGAGCCTTCTCAGGGATCGGAGATTGATTTGAAATCGTCCACGGGGCCGAGTACGACACCTCTGGTTAAGTTTAACATAGTAAAGACTATTTTCAAATCATTTATCTCTCTACTACGGATAACTCTGTGTAGGAAATGAATGTTTGTTGGTAGTCCATCTGTGTTTAGACTTATACCTAAGGTGTTCTTTGGTAGTGGTTCTCCTGATAAATATCTGGTTATGGATAAACGAATCAGTTTGTTATAAGCAAGAGCTTGTCTCTTGCCTCTACTTTCTGAAAGTTTATTTATAAGAGATA